TTTGCGCCGGACTCGATAATGATTGCATCCGCCCGCGTTTCGATGGCTTCATCCATCGGGTAATAACCTGAATCGCCGTTGATCAACTTCGCGGAAGAGTATCCTTGATACCCAAACCCAACATCGGGCGCTCCGGTGTATCCGTCATTCCGGCGAGCAAGGCTGAATCGGTGTTCGAGGATAGTCTGAGCAACTGATGGGAATCCAGCCGCATAGGTGGTGACGATTCCACTGGTAGATCTGGAACCGTTATCAGTGATGGACGTTCCGAGAGCGACGATGCGGCGGATGGGCGGAAGATTTAGTGCTGCTTGTTGATCCATCACCGTCTCCGCCTGTGCGAATGCCTGGAACGCGGCTCCGAAATTTTGCTTGATGATCTGCCCGCTGATCGAAAGCGCCATGAAAAGCCATGCCGCTAGAATTTTGAGTGTCTTCATGTTATCGCGTTGTGGTTGGTGTGAGAGAAACGGCAATCGCCGGGTCCGTGGATCCAGCGAGGGTCAGCTTGATTTTGTCTGATGGTGCGGTAAATGTGATTTCGTCCGCTGCCGTCCATGACCCATTATCAACAGCAACGTATGCGGAAGTTGCGTCGTTGTATGCGGTCATCGCCAAGGTTCCGCCTCCGAACGATCCTTTGAGCGTCATCAGGTGTTCACGGGAAAAGCGCGTGTTGATTTCGTAGCTTCCATCAGCGGTGATGGTTGATGGTGGAATGAAGTTTGCCATGGTCGTATTATGTTAGTTTCTGGTCTGCATGTTCGAATTTGTATTCACGCGCATTGCAACAAGCTGGGTGGTTCCCTGCTCGTCAATGCGTAAAAGCTCATCCGTCAAAATGTCTGCGGCTTCAGCATCGGCCAAAGCGGCTTTCTCCTGCTGTCCTTCAGCCCGTAGGTAATCGGCATAGGTTCCGTGCGCGATGTAGTCGAACCATTCTTTCGGAACGGTCGCCGTGTCGCTTCCTCCTGTGCCGTAAATCGCCGTATGTCGCGCCTTGTAGGTGACAAAGGCGGAAGTCGCATCAAGGTCGCCAGCAATGATCCTTGCACCTGCGGAAGTGACCATGAACGCGAACTCTTGCGCTTGGGAGGAAATGAATGGTTCCGTGCGGTGGATTCTAAGAAACGTATCGATTTCCGAAAGAACTCCTTCGGTGTATGGGATTACGCTGGAAGTGACTGCGCGGGCTTCTCCGATATTGAGATACCTTGGCCAGTAGCTGCTTGATCGATAGGCTTTTGTGGCCCTTCGGTTAATCAACGCCTTGATTCTTGCCGTCTCGATTGCCGCGAACGATACGCCGCATAGAGACTCAACAAGCTCAAAAAGATCGGCATAAGTGCGTGTTTCCATCGTGGTTAGATTCTGTGGACCGCCATTTCTGGCTCAAGTCGTTGAAAGTCGCGGATGAATCCCTTATCCCGGAACGCATCCTCTCCGTATTTCTCGCGCATCAGAAAGAACTCATGCGCCGGGATGTTTAGAACGCATTTCCCGAGTCCTGGAATGGTCTTGTGACCTCGCATCAACGCCGCTTCGGCCTTGGCGATATGCTCGCGCTTGTGCTGCATCTCCTCCATCAGCTTGCGCCCGGAACAAAGCTCCCGGATCAACGCCTCGTCCATTGCCGCGTCAGTCATTCGGATATGTGGCGCGGGATCACGTTGACATGACCCCGCGCCGGTTAGGGTTGATTATGCGCCGAATTCCGCAAGGTTGAGGATGCGGAGTCCGATGACGATTTCGCCCGCGGTGATCGAGGCGATGGACGAATCCGTCACCTTGATGTAAATCGGAAGCGCCGTAGCCCCGCCGATAGCTGGAAGCGATCCGGCCTCAATGGTAGTAGTTCCCGCACCTTGAACAAACGAAACGCCCGTGTTGTAGGTCGGGACGTTCACTGCCATTCCGTCAACATCGAGCGAGTCGATGAATTCGTTCGGGTCTGCAACCGTGGTTCCAACGTCGATGACAAGCGAAGTGCTGCCAACGATGTCCACCGTATTGAGTACTCCGCAAAGCTCGATTGCGCCACCAACCGGCAGCATTGCAATCTTCTTGGTTCCGCCAGTTCCGATTGCGATCAAGTCCGCATAAGTGAGCTTGATGACATCGGTAAATCCGCCCTTTTCGTTATTGGTAAGTTTCATATTCTGATTCTTGTTTGGTTTTGGTGATGGGTGGATTAGTAAGCGATCTTGCCGTGTGCCTGCGGGTGTTTGCAAACGAGCGTGCCAACGGCTTCGATGTAGCCGCGTTCGCCGCCGCCTTGGTTTTCGAGACGTTGCGAACCCATTGGAATCAGTGTGTTGAAACCAACGTATTTCGGGTTGATGGCATAGCCGCGAGTGGCGGCAGGCATACAATCCGGGTTTCCGTTCACGACCTTGGCGACACCGAAGTCGGAATCGAAGATTTGAACCGAAAGCGTCACCTTCTTCGCGGTGGCATCCTGCATCACGTTGTAAACGGTTTCCGATGCGTTGTTGTCGGTCCTAGTAAACTCGGCAATGCGCTTGCGAAGGGTGATCCCGGCAATGAGCGTGAGAGCGTTCATTTCCCCGTTTTTCGAGAAGATGGAAGCAATCATATCGTTAAACGTGATTTCCGTTGGCGCTCCGGTCAGGATGGATGCGGTAGGCGTGCGGTAGTCGGCAGGAACCGGGTTAGTGGTCTGCGCGGCGACTTGGAGCCATGAACCCATGCCGCGAAGACCGTAGGGAGTCCCTGCGCCGTTCTCGACGGTCATGTCATTATCGGAGCAAATGGTCGCTTCGATGTTGCGCTTGAGTTCGCGAATCGCTTTGGCTTCTGCGGCTGCGCTGTTGGCAGGAGCGGCGGAAGTGACGGCGTTTTGCAGGCTGGAAACAATCCAGGGTTCGCGGAAAATCTGGATGTAGTTTCCGATTAGGGCGCGGGCTTCAAATTTGTCTTCGAAACTGGTAACGTCGGCACCTTCGGAAATACCCGCGGTGTTCGGCGTTTTCAGCTTGTCGGTGTTCCATTGGTGGAGCGTCGCTTTGGCCGTGCCTTTGAAGCAAAGCGATAGCAGCGGGGTTTCTTCGGGGGCGAGCATTTGCAGCTCGTTCGAAAGATCCTCGCGGTTGCCGATGGCGGCACCTTGGGTGGTTTTCCCGGTAGGGGCCGATGGATTGAATGTGGTGGAAATGGCCATGGTGGTAGTGAGTTAGATTTGCGATCTTTGCTTGATTCTTGCTGCAATCCATGCTTCCGTTGATCCGGTGTTTTCAAACTCCTGATAGGCTTGGTCAGCTTCCTTTTTCGCGGGCTTTGCTCCCGACCGTGCCGCCCCGGCTCCAACAGGGTTTCCCGGCACTTTTGGCCGCGGAGGTGTCACCTGCGCTGGTTTGGCTGTCTTGAGTTTCTGCGAGCGATGTATCGAGGCGGCGGCATGAGCGAGGAGATAACCCAACTGAGGGGCGATATCCGGCACACGCTGCCTTATCTGGTCAACTAACGGATCTGCCAGCATCGCTTTGAACTGCTTTCCAATCGGGCTTTCCTCGTCCTGCGTTTCCGGGATTTCCTTGGGAATTGCGGCGTTGTAGGCTGCCTCCATCTGCGTCCTTTGTTCGGATCGAACAATCTCAGCGTGCTGGGCGGGCAGAAATTTCAACATCGCGTCCCGGGCGTTCCGGTTGGCTTGGCGAATCTGCTTTTTGGTAAACTCCTTGTCCCCCAAAGTGATAACGTCGTCTGCGGCGTAATCCTCATGGTCTTCAAGAATTCTGTCTGTCTCTTCCGCGACCTTCTCCAACTCCTGATGCTTGGCGCGAATTTCTTCCACGGTTTTGAGTTCGCGGAATGGATTCTGTTCGGCGGGGATGCTTGGCAGTGGTTTCGTTTTAGCCTGCGATGCCCGTTCTTCCGCCTGGTGGACTTTTGCCGTTAGCTCCCCGATTCGGGAAAGCAGTCGGCTTTTGCCTTTCTTGGCGAGAGATTGGATTTGCTCAGGTGACAGGGACAACAGTTGGTCAATGTCGTGCTCCGGTTCTTCCTCTTCCTCCTCGATTGGATCATCACCCTCGTCTGAAATCTCCTCTTCCGGTTGCTCTTCCTCGATTGGTTCGAGGTCGGGGTTTTCGGGTTCTGGATTCTCCTGGTCCGGTTGATAATCCGCGTTGGGATCTTCGGTCGGCGCGGTGCGGGATTCCGTTCGTTGAGCGACAAGCTCTTCAAAGGAAATGTTCTGCGAAGGTTCTTTAGCCCCCTCGATGGCCTTGGATTGCGTGCTCATAATTCCACCATTTGGGACGCCATGGCGATGGCGATGCGCGGTGTATGACAGTAATACGGGGAGGCGTCAACCAAAATCGTATTACGGTAATCCAAAGCAGTAAAAAAGAGGCGGGATTTTTGGTCCCGCCTCTTCCCCAATGAATACGCCCAACGAAATCAGGGAGGCGACAAGCTCAAAAGAAGCTCGTCAAGCGTGGCGACGGAACCGGCGAGCTTCATCACATCGTTCGGGGATTCAGCTTGCCGCAAGTCTCCGAAAAACCGTTCCCGCTCGTCCTTGATGAATTGGAGGATCACGCGGAATTCGTCGCGGTGTTGGAGTTCCGCGATTGCGGCTTGAAGTGTTGGAATTGGTAGGCTCATTGAATGATGTTGGGGGGAATTGGCGGAGTGTGAACGAAACGCCCGACATGCGATCCATGATCCTGAACTTTTGAGGCTGTAATGGAATTTTGTCGGTTTACGCAATTAATGATGAAGTATGAAAGAATCGCGTCGATTGTTGCCGCGTCTTCCGCTGTTGATGAACGCTCTAAATTCCGGCGCTGTATTGCCCGTAAATCCGGCTCGTTCAAATTAACAAATCCGTATCCTTTCGGTATTCTCATGACTGCATTTGCTGGGTGCTCATTCCGCTCATTTCGGCCGGCGCAGTGCCGATTCGTCCGATTTCAGCGTTCTGGGACTGCTGCATGATGAATTGATACTGGCCGGCGTATTTCTGAAGCCTCTCGGCAAACATCCCGTCACCCTGTGCGCGTTGCGCGATGTCGGGCTGCGAAGCGTATGCCTGGATGATTTGCAGCGCGATTTGTGCGCCGTTCGGTCGGGCGGGAACTTCGATTCCGGCGAAGATCTTGGAAAGGTCATCGGTGACATCCTTCTGCATCTTCTCGGCGGCAACCTCGGCGGGTTGTAACACGTAATCCGCAAGAATCGGGTCGATACTCATGGCCATGAATTCAAGGAGCTTATCCATGTCAATCCGTCCATTACGGTCGAATTGGACGATTGACCCCATTTGTTTCGCCCGTAGCTCGGCGGTCTCCGGGTCGGTGGACATGGAATCGAACGCAACCACGATGGAATAAGCCTCGTCCGGGTCGCCCTTGGTCATGGTCTGTGGATTCGGATTGCCGGTGACTTGGAAAAACACCTCGTCCGGGCCCATCCGCTGGAATAGCTTCCATGCAATCCCTAGAACGTCGCGGACGTGATCAAGGAACTTCCCGACGTAGAACTGTTGGCGAGGCATTGAAAGCGGGGATTCAAAATCGAGCCCGACCGCTTTGTCGGCCTGAATCCGCATGGACTGTTCAATTTCCATGCTGCCGGAATCCATCTGCGGAGTCGGCCCAAAGGCAATCTCTCCCAAGCGCCGGTATGGCACCTTGCGGCCCGGTCCCCAATCGCTCGGCGGGCGTCCTGCCGGGTGCATCAGCGGCGGCAGAGTGGCGATGCTGGCGCGGTCTGTGCGGCTATCCCGTTCGGTCTTGATCTGCATTTGTGGCCCCCGAAGCGCCTTGCTCATGGGTTGCGTCTCGTAAAGCCGTTTCTGATCGTTGGAAAGACGGGTGACGACAAACGGATAGTCATCGTAGCCGTTTAGGAGTTCGTGTTTCGCGTAGCCTTGGCCAGTGTCTTTCGCGTCCGGGTGAAATACCGTGCAATAGATCCCCTCGCTGCCGTCGTCCTCGTCAATAAGGCGCTGGTAGCTATACAGAACCATGACAAGCTGGTCATCATCAGTGACAAGCTGGCGATGGCTTTTTGGCCGCTCGCCATCCATTTTCATCGTGTCTTTTCCGCGCAGATTCCCGATTGCATATTCAACCCAATCCGCATCCCATCCTTCGGTGATTACTTTCTTTTCGAGTTCCTGAGCGGTTAGGAACGTGCGCCAGAAAATGTAGGGGGATCGCTGCGGATCTGTGACGTAGGGAGGGAAAATCACCTCGCCGTCAGGGGCGCAAGAATGAACTACCGGGCAATCAACAGAAACGCGGGGAACCGGGATTTGCGCCTCGCCGGTATTCCGTAGGTCTTGAATCGCCTTTCTTGCCCGCTTTTCTGTGAGCTTCGGGAACACCTGTTGGAGCATCGTGACGAAATCATCGTCGTTGTTTCCAGCAATCAGCATTTCCGCGATGTCGGGCGCGACTTGCGCTAATTCATCGAGAGACATGCTTTGCAGGAACGTCCGGCTTTCTCGCTTCCATCCGACGTATGAAACCATGATTCCCTTTTCGAGCAAGTAGTTGCCCCCAAGCTCCATCTCCGTCTTGAAATTCGGGATGTAGCTTGACCGCATCCATTTGAGGAAAGCGGATACGACAGCGGCGCGGGGCATGGACGCGGCGGAAGTTGGAAACGCCTTGA